AAGAGTAGGGCTATTGCCAGTTGCAGCATTTGTTATATCAAAATGGTTGACTGCAGAGGCTGTTGTTTGAAATTGTAGCTGTTCGTTGCCGTTTTCGTCTCTAATTCCATGGTCATCGTCAAAATCAATCATGAAAGAATTAGTGTCTAGGTTACCACCTAATTGTGGTGTAGTGTCATCTACGACATCTCCACCAAACGCAACAGAAACTATATTTGGATTTACACCATCATCCGCTTTTGCGTATGCTAAAATAGTTTTACCGTTTGCAACAGTAGCGGAGGTTCCTGATCCAGTTACATATTTAAATACGACATCTTGTGAACCAGAGGTTCCATTTTTTAAAAGGTAAAGTTGTTGAACATCTAAAGGTATTGTAACATTTCTAGATGCAGTTAATGTTCCAGTAAATTCTATAACTCTGTGTGCAAGAGTTGCACCTGTTGAACCATCTGATACAGAAAGAGTTGTATCTCCAGAATCAGATACAGCTTGTGAAGCTGTTCCACCAATTGCTTGTTCTACGATTTCTAAATTAGTATTTGTTTTTGTTCCCCAAGTACCAGCATTTTCACCAGTTGCTTGTTTTTCTATACCCAGAGGGGTGAATGTTGATGCCATAATTTTCTCCTATGCGACGTCACTATATGTTATATTTGAACCTGTTGCAACATCAGAATATGAGATATTTGATCCAGTGTCAACAGCTTGATAAGCTTGTATTCCAAAACCTGTTGATGTTCCAAAAGTAGCTACTGAAGCTGTTACTTGTTGACCTGTTAATCCCATAACATCTGCAGGTGATAATGATCCAACAGAAGCAGTCATAGATACTCCAGTTAATCCCATAACATCCGCTGGAGATAAACTACCAAGTGCAGAGGTTATAGCTAATCCTGTAGGTAAAATAGTAGGATTTGATGTGACAGTTGTACTACCAACACTTGAAGTTGAAGAAACTCCAGTTAATCCCATTACGTCAGCAGGTGTTATAGAACCTACAGCAGAAGTTGAAGAAACTCCTGTTAATCCCATTACATCTGCAGGTACAATTGATCCAACACTTACGGTTGCTGATTGACCTGTTAATGTTCCAGTAAAATCTGATTTTGCTGTGGGTGATCCAACACTTGAAGTTGCGGAGACACCTGTTAATCCCATTACATCTGCAGGATTTAAAACAAATTGTCCCCAACCTTGTTCTTGACCCCAAGCACCATCACCAAAACTAGATCCAACACTAAGACCTGATGTTATTGCATCAGGAGCTGTTAATGAAACTATTTCATCAGTTACATCACCCCAAGTTGATGCAGGATCATTATAAGGATCTGCACCCCAACCTTGTGTAATAGGGTTTTGTGTTCCCCAACGTCCTTCGTTCCAGGTTGTGCCTGATTGGTTCCAAGTATTGGGCATAAGGATCTACCTCCTTATGCTAATCTTATTATAGCGTTGGTTGCGTCTGCTGCTGGAAATTCAATTGTAAAAGTTCCACTTGTTACAGTTTTATCAGAACCAAAAGCTATGGCTGCAACTGCTTTATTAGACTCTGATGAGTTATATATTAAGGCAGCGTTTGCAGTAAACGATGCAGATGTAAAACTTACGTTAGCAAAATCACAAACAGCTGTTGTGCTGTCAGATGTTGGTGTAACACTTGTAAGTGTAGCTCCACCCGATGTGTATGCAGTTCCAGATGAGTTTGTAATTTCGTTTGTTGCTGAAAAAGCTGTTGTGCCAGCGCCTAGTGTTGCTGAACTTGTGAATAATGCTATTTTAAAAGTATCACCAGTTGTAGCTGTAAAATCATGAACTCCTTTTAAAAGTTCCACTTTAAAACTAGTGCATATTGCCGATGTATTTGCCATAATTTTTCTCCTACGGGTTTACTGAGTTTACCGGTATTCGAACAGTGCCATCTGTGTAGTCATCTCTTCTTCGTCTACCGACTTGCTCGTTAGCAAACTTCTGTGCTTCTTGTTTATATTTATTTTCGTATAAAGTCAACATGTCTATCGGGCCTTTTAAAAATCCATATGCCTCTGATAAACAACAATACAATAGCCCATTTGGAAAGTTAAGACTAATGTAATTAGTATCATTATTTTCTAACAGAACAGGCATAAAATTAAAATGTATTCTAAATTTATACGCTTGATCTGGGGTAGGAGCTAAAGCTATACGTCCTGAAGTAGTATCAGATTCTCCTGTTGCTCCACCATACATAGCGTAATATTTAGGTTTACCTCTTTTTGCAGATTCAGTAGAGGGCACATATTCTTGTAAATACGTATAATCCTTTTTTTCTAAATATGAATTAGAACCTGTTACAGCTGATGTAGAATCATAAACTTGTATGCTTCTTACAAATAAACAACCTGCTGGAGCGTTTACTTGGTCTTGGCCTGCCACAAAAGATCCTGTTTGTTGTTTCCTATCTGCATCAATAGGAACCTCTCGCATTATTCTATATTGTGCATTTAAAATAATATTTTCTAAAACAGCATCTGTTAATACGTTTGAATCTGTTTCTGTATAACTTCTTATTTGAGTTTTTAATCCTGATGCACTTAATCCAGCCATTATACTATTCCTGCTACCTCTCTACAAATAGGACAACTTTTTTTGTGCCTAGTATGTGTTCCACATTTTACTGCTTTACCATCAACATCTGTATACATAGGTGTTTCTGGTTCTGGCATGTCTTCATATAATTGAAGATGTTCATCCTTTTCAGGACATGCACATTGTTTAATGCCAAATAAATTAGCTATAAAATTTTTTATTTTTTTAATCATGCTGTTACTGTTACTGGCCCTGCAGATGCAGAACCGCCTCCTCCTACTTCACTTATACTAGATGTTGTAGCTGTTGCAAAGGTATAATTATCATCATCTGTTTTTGTAATTGTATATCCTGCGGCTAAATTTATTGTTGCTGCAGCTACCCCTCCAACAACAGTTGCATCTCTAAAACAAACAGTATCACCCGTTGATCGACCATGGTCTGGCTCATTCACAGATATTGTTGTAGATCCACTTGTTGTAGTAAATGCGTTTAATGGTAAAAGTTTTGGAACAGCTGTTTCTGTTCTATCAGGTCTAACGTGTCGTAATGATATTGCATCACCATTCATAGGTTTAGGTTCTAATTGTGGTTGCTTTGGTTCAAATTCAGATACGTGCACAAAAGATCCGTTCCATTCTCTAACCATCTCTCTATATGGAAACTCTAATCCAGATCTATCTGATATTGCTTTTGCTCTTTTACCTGTTGCGTACTTTGCCATTATGTTCCTGGGTAATATGCTTTTGGTGTTATGTGAGTGCTAGATGCAGAACCATCTTCTGCTAATGCTCTTGCAAACTCATCTTCATAAACTAATTTCATAGTTTGAGTTAATTGTGGCACATATTTCATAGCTAAATAATAAGCTAATCCAGATACCATACAAGGTACAAATCTAAATGGAACGTCCGTTGCGTTAGTATAATCACCCACATCTTGTATTCTTTTTATAAAAAAGAAATGCATATCTTTAGATGCATTTGTTGAATCTGGTGTTGGATAAATATGTATTGTAACTTTATCTATAAATCTCTCTACCCAATATTGATTAGGTGTACCTTTAGATAACTTGTTAGAAAAACCTGCATAAGTAGATCTATCTACTTTTGTCATCGGTGAATCTGATTGTGTTGTTTGAGTTCTATTAGATCTTAATTGTGCTTCAAGGACATCGGACATACCAAATACACTAGCAGGATCTGTAGTTGTTGCTGATGTTCCATCATCACTTGATCTAAAAAAATCGTAATCTGCTTGACCCTCTATAAGATCTAGGTTTGTTGAACCTATTTCCCAATAGTGAATGCCTCTATTACCCCATTCTTGAAACAAGATATTTAGAGTTCTTCTAGCATTTTTTAATTGGTAGCCAGCAACATTCTGTTGACCTATTCGTTCAAAAGCCTCTTCTATTATTTCATCAATAGCAAAAGTTTTGTCGAACGTTGTTGTTCCCGAAGTAGTATTAGCCATTTACTAAGCTCCTGTGATTGTCATGGTAACACTTCCGTCTGTTCCAGATGTTTGTGTTAAAGTTGCACAAACTCCGTTTTCAAACAAAATACCAGAACCAGGTATGTAAACCTCTAATCCTTCTGTTTCGAATCTGTAAATAGCTTTTAAGTTACCTGATGCAGCATCTGAAGCATCACTCACATCATGTAAAGA